AGCCGGCCTTCATTCAATAAACTAAAGGCAAAACAATCATGAAAAAAGCATTATTTTTAGATATCCTGGCGGCCGTCGTTATCGGCTTACTTTTAGCAGCTGGCGCCCTGGCCTATTTTGACGTACTAGTGAAATAACATGCAAGTACACTTAACACTCAAAAGCGCAAACGTCAAAACCGGCCCAATACCGGTTTCAACAACTGAGCGCGACAGTTGCCCGGCCGATTGCCAAATGAAGGCCGAATGCTACGCGGCCAGCGGGCCACTGGCGCTTCATTGGGCCGCCGTATCAATGAAAACGCGCGGCACGTCCTGGGGCGAATTCTGCGAGACAATTGCCCGTTTGCCTGATAACCAAATTTGGCGTCATAACCAAGCCGGCGATTTGCCCCAAGTCAACGGCACAATTGACGCCGTGAAGCTGGGCCAACTTGTCGCGGCCAATAAAGATAAACGCGGGTTTACTTATTCGCACCATCGCGACGCCGCGTCTATTGACTGGATCCGGCACGCGAATAATTGGGGTTTCACTGTAAACCTAAGCGCCAATGATTTAAACGACGCCGATTATTTGGCCGATCAAAACGCCGGCCCGGTGGTGGTGGTTTTGCCTAGCACGCAAAGCGAAAACCTAAAAACGCCAGCCGGCCGGCCCGTTGTCATTTGCCCAGCGACCCAGCGCGACGACGTGAGCTGCGCGACGTGCCAATTGTGCCAGCGCCAGCGCGCGGCCATTGTAGGTTTCCCGGCGCATGGTTCGCGTCATCGCACAATCAATTTAAGGCTCGCATCATGAAATTTTCAATAAATGACAAAGTAGCATTTTCCCGCGCCGTGGTCCGGCGCCTAGGTCACGATAAACCCACGGCCGACGCGCGCGGCGTGGTGGTGGCCGTCGACGGTCCGGTGGTGGCCGTTGATTTTGGCAATACTTTTATATTGCATGAAAACGGCGGCACGGTCCGATACGTGCCGGCGGCCAACTTAACTAAAATTTTAGCAAACGGGGTGATATATGACCATTAAAAGCATGCGGGCCAAATACCCTGGCCACTGTAGCCGGAGCGGCGCCCGGATAAACCCTGGCGACGATATCAAATTTGACACTATCACGCGCCGCGCGTGGCTAGATGAGCCGGGCGACTCTCGCGTTGTTTTCTACGGTGACAATGGCCCGACCGTTTTTCACCGTAACCCGCGCGGCCGGTGTATAGACGCGCCGTGTTGCGGGTGTTGCACTATCTAGCACGCGACTTTATGCGGCCCTGGTGGCCGTATAGGGGCGCGCGCTGGTGCGCGCTATAACCTAAGGGTAAAGTATGAGCGAAGATTTAATGAACGCGCTGCAAGCGCTTATTTTCTATTCGGATCTTATCGCGCCGGACCTACCGGATAACGCGCGCGCCGATAATTTCCAGATCGCATTAGACAGAGCGCGCGAAGCGCTGGATAAGGTGGCCACATGTTAAAAATGAGACTAGGACGGACAATTTATATTGTCAACGACGACCACGCCGGCGCGGTAATGAATGAGCACGCCAAATGCACCGGTAAGCATAAAATTGTGAAAAGTAAAGGCCCTGAGCGCCGATACTTTCCCGATTATTTTTATTCTACGGCCGATTATGTGACGCGCTATTACGCGCTCAATAGCGGCAAGGGCCACCAGGGCCGGGGCGCGCCGTACGGCAGCGGGAACACCCTCACCGGCTTTTATGACAATCTAAACGAAGCGCCGACCACCTATTACACCGGAGAGGATTTATATGAAAACGAAGGATAATCTACACCCACTGATGCGCGAGATCATCGCGCCATGGGCGCCGCTCACGTATACCGACCATTATTATGTCGACCTGGGTTATAGGCACGAACTAGGCAAGGTCGACGACCACGAATATAAGATGGCCCTGGCCGAAGGCCCCGAAGCGCGCCGCCTAATGCAGCGCGGCGCCATGGAGGCCATGATGCGATGATTTTCTTATTTGCGCTTATACTGGCGGCGTTGATTGCCATCCTTCTAGATCTTTAGAAGTTAAGGCCCCTAGCGATAGGGGCCTTTTTTTATCTACTTAACCAGGCGCACGGCCATAGAAGCCGGTAGATCCTCGACCATGCGGCGCAGATCTGACTTACTCACACCGACCATATCCGGCGCGCAAAATAAATGCTTTTTGCTGGGGCAATCACCCGACGCGACGCGGCCAAGATCGACCCACCCGGCCTCTTTAAGCGCATGCAGTAGCGCCGGCTGGGGAACCTTCACGCCGGCCGGAGCGGCGCCAGCCACGCGGTCACACAATGCATGGAAAGGCGACGCCACCACGCCCTTAGAAAACTCGCCCAAGCGCCCGCGCATCAGTTCGACAAGGTAACTTTCGGCCATGCTCATGCCATGCTCGACCAGGTTCAATTTGAATTCTGTCATCATCGGCGCCGCGCCTGGGTTAAAGGCGCTCACGTCGCGAGCGTGCAGCCAAGCGCCCACGGCCGCGAACCCTCCGGTTTTGTACCACGCCCACATGCGGGCCGCTTCGTCAGTGCCCATGCGCGGGGCATGCGACCAAATGCACATCCAGCGGCGATCTTGAGAGTCTAGGCTAATTGGCACGGGGTCATTGGAAAAAGCAAGCACAAAAACCCGATTCGCCATTTGGTAGGGGTGCAGGCCCTTGCGATTCACCGTCAGCATTTCAGGCGGTGCGGCAATAATTGGCTTCAACTTATTGGCCAAGGCTCGGCGTTCTTTTGCGTCGGGTTCCTTCAATTCATTCAAAATCAAAATTTCAGATTCAAGGGCATAGCCAAATTGGCTGCTCATTGTGTCGTTGTCTAGCAGGCCACGGTTTTTAAGGTGGGGGCCGCACACGGCCCAAATGAACGGCGCCCACATGGTGTCTTTGCCCGACCCCTGGTCGCCGCCATGCAGCACGGCGTGATTGATCTTGATGCTGGGAAATTGGATCTTGAAGGCCATCACATTCAAGATGTGATCCAACTCGCGCGCATCAGGCACAAGCGTTTTGCAGTGATCTAGCCATGGCCCCACATCGCCGGCGGCCACTGGGGGCCTTGCGTCGCGCCAGCGGTTGCCATACAGATCACCATCACGTGCAACGATCACAGACTCACCGGCGGCATAAGTAATACCCACAAGGGCCTTTGCGCCGTATTTTTGGCGGTTCTCGTCAAAGCACACCGACGCTTCAACCTTAGGGTTTTTACCATGTATGGACTTGCAAGATATGTGACGGTACAAAGCGTTGAAAGTCTGGCGCGAGATCTCGCGGCGGTCTTGCATGTCAAAATAAGACTCGTCGTCTTGAATGTAAGCAAAGCGCTCATACCACTGGGCCTTCTCAATGCGGCCCAGTTCTTTGCGCTCAACCTCGGCAATCACGGCCGACGCGTCGTCGGTGAACATGTCGCTGGGTTTCAATTTGGACAACGCCGTATCCATGGCCAAGGTCAGCAACTCTTCGCGCAAACCTGGGGCATGCTTGGGGCCGCCATTGTCAGCGACCCACTTTAGAAACGCGTTAGAGTCAAAGTCGATGCAGTGGCTATGCAGGCAACGGTAAGCGCGGTTTGCGGGCATATAGCGCCCTTCAGGGTTGCCATCTGTATGCTCGGCATTGTTGGGGCAGATCACACCGGCCCAGCCTTCATTGTTGGGGCGCGACAGTAGCGCGCCATGGCCACTAAGCCACGCCATAACGTCGTCAGCGCCGTCGTCAGACAAGCGGATCGGACGCACGCCGACCGATTCGGCAGGCGCTGGGGTCACATTCAGAGCGGTGCAGATTTGGTCGAGGGTAAAGTCACGCGACGGGTGAAACTCAACCAATTGCGCGGCAAAATTGTTGCGGTCGGGCTTTAGATTGATTGAGCCGGGCAGGCGGAAATTGCGCACGGCGTTGATGGCGCCAGCATCAGTGAAACCAGCGTCAGCAATTGCTTTAATGGCAGCGGCAAAATCGGCCTTGGTCGGCTGCTCAGAAAATGCATAACCCCACTGAAAAGAACCTGGCGACGTTTCAATTTTCCACGTCGGCTCCAGTGGCGGGATGGCCGCCTTCGTACCCACGTCATCCAACACCATCACAAGCACATATTCACAGCAGGCCACGCTGGCGCTGGGGTAACCGTCTTTGAAGCGGTCGACAATGAAGCTGGCGGTGTTGCCATAGATCGCCCAGTCGGGCTTAATCTTAGACGTCGGCAACATGGCCGGCCATGTGCATTTGATCGCGCCGTCAGGGAAAAATTGCATCTGGCCATCTTTAAGCTGGGGCTTCTGACGCACGATCAGCGCAGTCTCACCCTCTGGCGCCAAAGAAATTAAAAATTCAAGAAAGTTCATTTGCCATACCTTTTCATAGTTTCTACTTCAGCGCTCAAAGGCAGGCCATCTGCCCATGCCGGCGCCGTACACATCACACGTTTTAATTCTTCTGCGGCGTTCGGGTTCGCCGTCTCTAATACAATTTCATCATGCACATGCAGCACGACGTCATCCAGCTGGCGCAGGGCGTGGCGAAGCAAATCGTTGGCCACTGCCTGCGTTACATTTTCACATGCCAAGCCTTTCCACAGACGGGCGCGTGGCCATTCTTTTGCATCTTGCGCTGGCTTCCATGCCGCTTTGGCATAACTGACGCCGTCTGATTCCAATTTGGCATAGGGGTAGCACAAAATGCGGCCAGAGGGTAGGGCATACCATAGGTGCTGGCCATCATATAAATATGTTATACGGCCAGCCTTAAACTCACGCCCCTTGTTGCGCATGGCGCGGGTATAGGATTCTTCTAAAGCCGACCAATAAGGTACAGACCAAGGATTAGCACGGCGCCAGCCATCAACCATTCGCTTGGCGACTGGCTCAGGGAGAGCGATGCCATAAGCGCGGCCCATAGCAGCAAAAGCACCGACCCCTCCAGCAAAACCGCACGCCAACTCTTGGACTTTCCCGATTTGTCTTTGATCTTTAGTGACGTCATTGACTTTAATGTTGAACGTCGCGGCTGCATTAACTTTATAGACGTCTTCCCCAGTGCGGAATAATTCCAGTTTATCGGCGCCTCGTCCGGAAAGCCACGGATTGACGCGGGCTTCGATGGCCGCCCAGTCGGCAACCACAAGATGTTTCCCTGCGGCGGGGATGATGGCGGGCCTGAGCATTCCTTTAAGTACATCGGTAACGCGCTTTCCATACCGAGGGACGATTGCGTGTCCTCTGACCATGGCGTGCCTGACGTCGTCGGGCTGTTCGGCGCACTTTCGGGTAAAGTTGTGGACTTGGGCGCCGTAGGACGATGCTCGTCCTGTTGCTGAACCGCCTGCAAATACAAACGCTCCTCGGACTCGCTCATCTTCAATATCTGCCAAAGCTGCAAGTCGGCTGAATTTTGCAACGGAAGATGCCCAGAGATCATCTGCGCATTGGATAACTTCTTGGACGTCGGCTGGGACTTCATCGGGATTCTCCATTAAAAGTAAATTGGCTCGGACTGTTTTGTCAATCGAATATTTGCCGTCTTTCTCCATCAGCTTTTTGGCTTCTGGGCCGACACGCTCTAGCACCCACTCGCGCATGCGCGGCGACCGGACGCTGGCAATGGCGCCGCCGGTGACTTCTTGCACGATCTGCTCAATTTCAGTCAACTCGTCTGACGCGTACTTGACTGCGGCGTTGCATAGCGGCACGTCCACCAGCACGCCCCTGTCGTTGATCTTTTCGTTGACGTGATAGTCGAGCAGTTCATCTGCGCTCAAGGGGCGCATGGCCTTGCTGACCGCACGCATGGCACGCACGTCCTGCTCACAGTAGGCGATCATCTCGGCCATAAGCGCGGGATCGTTGCGGAACGTGCCGTCGGCCTGTGGGATCGACAACAAGCGGATCAACTGCGCGCCTCTGTGGTCTTTTTTCATGGACGCGCCAGCAAAGCGGCCGACGTCCTCAAGTGAGCCAGGCGCACAGTTGGCACGGGCTTGTGCTGCGGTGCAAACAAACTGTTCAAGCTCAAAATTGACCCCCAACACATACCAAAAAATTAGGCGTTCAAATGCCGCGTTGTGAGCGTAGATTGGGCCAGTGTGACGACTAAGCAACCATGTGGGAAAAGGTTGATCAGGCGTCCACGTCACCACGTCTTCGTCGTCAAAAGCGTAAGACATGCACAGCACTTCGGTGCTGGCGTCCATGGCGTAGTTGTACACGCCCTTGGCGCGTAGGTCGCACATACTGCGCGTCTCGAAATCTAACCAAAGCATTGGCATCTCCTTTCCAATGGGCGCTCATAACGCCCATCAGAAAGGTTACGCTGAACGGCGACGACGTGCAGGCGCTTTGGCAGCTTCCTGTTCGGCAGTTGGCCATGCTGGCTCATCAGCCTTGGGCTTTTCACCATCCATGGAAACCCACTCGACAACCTCAAACACTGGCGTGTAAATCTTGCCGTAGGATTTGTGGGCATAGTGGTCTTTCTTCAGACGCACGACAGGCACTGGCTTAGTCTGGTCTTTCTCGACCTGCTCGGCCAAGGCCACAGCCAAGGTCTGAACCGCACGCTTACCGCCCACTGACGTGGTGGTGAAACGCGCTTCCATGCCTTTGTCCTCGCCTGAGATGCACTTCAATGACATACCGACTTGGCTCTCCCAGCCCTTCTTGGCTGAAGGCGGCGCCTCATCCAAAGCAGGCAATGGATTGCTCACGCTGGTCATCTTCTCGCCCAGCACTTCGCCATCGCCCCAAGCGATGAAGCCATGCACGAATGAGAAAGGGTTAACCGCCCAAACAGCGTCGTCTTCTGCTTCGGTTTGATCTGCACCAAAGACCCAGTGGCCAGTCTTGTCCATTTTAATGATGACAACACCGGCTGGGCCGACCTCGGCTTGGATCGAACGCAAAGCGCTAGACAAAGTTGAAACGGCAGGCAAGTTTGCTTGAGAGAATGTTACTAGATTTGACATTATTAGTCCTTACTGTAGTTTAGAAAGGGCAGCAGATAACTGTTTGCCCAAGAGCATCACTTCGGGGCGTGGATCATCCACGCTTGCCAAAGTGTTACCTGACGAGATGGCGACCACTAGGTCTTCCGGTAGGCCGATCTTGCGCTTTTTAAGCGCCTTTTCGGCCTTGGCGGGGGAGACGACAGTTGTCTCCATCACTTCAGATTCTGTGAGGCCATACGCAAACAAAGCAACCTTTGCTTTTTCGTCGTCTGACCATGACCGGATGGCACGCTTGGCCACCAGTTTGTATTCGGGTAACTTGGCGCCAGACTCAAGCATCTGCAATGCCAAAGCGCGCAGGTCTTTGATCCAGTCTTCTAGCATATCAGCGGTCTTGAGGTAGTTGCTGATCTGAGGCGCTGGCAATGCTTCAATCTGCACCTTGAGCGTACGGTCAACAGCGCCGGTCATCAAAGGGCAGATTGGCTTGGCCGCGCACCAACGGCAATGGTCACCCACGGCCAACTTGGCGTCAGGTTTTTCAGCCTGCTTAACTGCCTGCACCAGTTCTAACTCAAACTGAGCAATGCGCTCAGGTGTTGTCACCCAGCGGCGCACTTCAGGCGGTTGCACAATGACGCATTCGATCTCAGTGACGCCTTCAAACGCCCACTGCGCTTCTGGCGTGCGCATGGCAGCCGCCGCGTAGAACATCAGTTGCGGGTTTTCCTCAACTTCGACCATAACGCCGTCACCGAATTTCCAATCCAGTACAACGGCACGAGCGCCAAGACGACCGATAAGATCAGTAGAGCCAAAGACCCCGTCAAGCAAGTCACCAAAATTGACGCTTGTCTCGGCTTCGATTTCCATGATTCGCTGTGGGTCGATTTCATCAAGCGCGTCCAATGCTGGTTTGATTTTAGTATCAATCAATTCTTGCGTCAGGACTTGGTCTTCATAGCGCGCGCCGAGGTAATGCTCAGGGGCTTCTTCACCCATGATGAGTTCGGCCATGACGTTGTGTAGGAGTGTACCTTCGTCAGCGTATTTGCTGGACGGCCTTGGCGGCATTTTCTGCACCAGCGCCACACTGCCGGGGCAGTTGATGACGCGCTTGGCTGTAGAGCCGCCGACGATATTACTGTGCAACATCGCGTTCCTCCATCATGGCTTCGGCAAGTGTGTATGCGTCTAAGGCCAGACCTTCCATCCAACCTTGTGGGTCTACGCTGTCTAAATCTTTTGCTAGGAAATTAGCTATGAGTGCAGGCAGGGCTTGTGCGGCGAAATAATCGCGCAATGTCATCTCGGAAATGTTGTTCATTTGACTGTCCTTTATTAAATTGAACTTGAATGTTAGCACAAAAAATAAAAGTGTGTTAAACTTTTTGACATGAAAGAAAAAGAAATTGAAATTTATTTTGATTGGGCTGTGCAGCGCGTCGGTGGCCGAACTTGGAAGTTTACTTCGCCCGGACGCAAAGGTGTAGCAGACCGCATTGCGTGTTTACCCGATGGCCAGACGTGGTTTGTGGAATTGAAAACCAAAGGCGGCAGATTGTCAGAACTGCAAAAATTATTTCAAACAGAGATGGCGCTACTGCGTCAGAACTACGCATGTTTGTGGACTAAGGAACAAATTGATGGTTTCATTACGACCGTATCAAGAGACAGCCGCTGACTTTCTCTTTGAGCATGACCGCGCCATGATCTTGGCGCCAGTGGGTGCGGGTAAGACCGCCATCACACTGACGGCCATGTGGGAAATGATCCGCGACGGCCACGTCAAGCGCTGGCTGGTGCTGGCGCCCAAGCGCGTCTGCACCGACGTGTGGCCAGTCGAGCGCCCCAAATGGGCAGACCGCTTGAGCATGAATTTGTGCGTTGGGACACCAAAACAGCGATTAGACGCCCTTAAAAGCCCCGCCCAAGTGGTTGTGACCAACTACGACAACTTGCAGTGGCTGGCCGATCAAAAGCTGAACTTTGATGGCGTGGTGTTTGACGAACTGACGCGGCTCAAAAATCCATCAGGCACGCGCTTCAAAGCGTTCCTCAAAGTGGTTGACCCCATGACCGTGCGCTGGGGCTTGACTGGCTCGTTTACTAGCAACGGCCTTGAAGACGTCTTTGGCCAGTGCAAGATTGTTGACCAAAGCCTGCTGGGGCGCAGCAAAGGCGCGTTCATGCAGACGTACTTTGTGCTGATCAACAAGGAGTTTGGCGAATGGTCGCCTAGAGTGGGGTCGCTTGAGAAGGTAATGAACGTAATCAAGCCTGCCACATTTGTCTTGGAGGCAGGTGAGTATAAGGACAAGTTGCCGCCTTTGCACACTGTTGAGTTGGCCTGCACCATGGATCTGACGCCGTACAACACGATGAAGAAAGACTTTGTGCTGGAAGGCATCACTGCGGTTAACGCCGCCGTTGTCACGGGCAAGCTACAACAACTGGCGTCAGGTTTTGTTTACGACACGACGACCACGCCGTCAGAGTCGCCGGGCAAATTTGTATCCAGCCAGCGTCCAATTTGGTACAGCATGCACAAGTTTGAAAGACTAGAGGAATTATTAGATGAAAACCAACGCACTAATACCATACTTGTTTACAACTACCAAGAAGAACTGGCCGAACTCAAGCGACGATTTAACGTCGCCACGCTCGACGACGCCAATGCTATTGAGCGCTGGAACGCCGGCAAGATTCGACTATTGGCCGTGCACCCGAAATCAGCAGGTCACGGGCTTAACTTGCAGCATGGGGGCTGTCACATGGTCTTTCTGTCCTTGCCGTGGAGTCTCGAACTTTACGAGCAGACCATCGGACGTCTGCACCGATCCGGCCAAGAGCATCCCGTGTGGTGCTACGTCATGCTGACCAGCAAAACGGTGGATGAAAAAATTTGGGCAGCCTTGCATGACAAGCGCGCCATATCGGACATTGCAATGGAGGAACTGAAATGAGTGAACATGAGTATTTAAGGCTGGTTGAGAAGCTGGCCAGTGAATTGGTCAGGGCGTTTAACAGCAGCCTTGACTACAACGCGTGGGACAAAGCGCTAGACGCGCTTGAAGCCGTGCTGAAGGAGAAGCAATGACTTGGCCATTTCCACCATTTCCAAACCCCAAGGACAAAGGCACCAACGTGCCTAAGTTCAACCCTGACAATTATGAGGACGCGCCCAGATGAAACGAATTGACCAATGGAAATCCAAACTGAAGGTGGCCAAAGCCGAGTTGCGCATCAGAGGCCGCGAAGCCAACGCCGCCGCCCGCGCTGTCGTGCGCGTACATACGACAATCACACAACTGGAGAAGAAAATTGACAAACACTTGGCGAAGCCTTAACAGCCAATTAAGCAGGATGAGCGAGGAAGACGTGCTCAGGCTGCTCAACGAGGAACGTGTGGGCGCTAAACGCGTCAGCATGCTTGAGCGCCTTCACCAGCGCTATAACACCCTGCGCGTAGCGCGGGAAAGATTAGAACTACTTAAAGGAGCAACACAATGATCAACTGGACACCCCCAGAAGGCACCAAAGTGACCTACCCAAGCAAGAGTCTGCAAGACCGTGCATTTAACTACCAGCGCGGCTCAGACGTGCAGGCGCTCTGGCGTGAGCATGGCTGGACGCCACCCAGCGAAGGCATGACACCACCACCGCCTGAGAAAGCGTTTGAACTTAGGAGAGTCAGGTAAATGCCACGCCCCAAGCCACCTGAACCCCTACTAGGACGACAAGTCCGAATGTCAGATAGACACTGGATGATCTTGCAAGAACTCGGCGGCGCCGAATGGCTGCGCAAGCAGTTGGACAAGAACGCCAAGATGCCGGCCAAGTATTACCGACGCGAACTGGACGCACCATCTAAAAAGGAAACCAATGATTAAACAAAGCGGCTGGCGCAAGCGCCAAATTCAGATGCCCAAGTTTGACATTTGGGAACGCGAGACGTTGGTTGACTTTGCCGGCGAGTGCTATGTCAAACTGTGCGAACAGGATGACATTATTCAGCAGTTGCAGTGCGATCTGAAGACGGCCATAGAGGCGTACCGAGCGTTAGTTAAGGAATAAGGCGCGTTCGTCTATGCGGCGGTTTTGCAAGCCTTTTAAAACCTTGCCAGCCGCCATGCAGTATTTCAAAAGTTCTTCGGCAGTGCCCTCTTTATCGCCCCGAAGCAACTTCTGACGAAGCGTCGAACGCTGGAGTGTTCCCAGACCGACGTTAAAACTAAAAGACACAAGGCCATCAAACATACCTTGCGTAAGGGGTACTGGGCAGAAACGCTCCACACCTCGCTCAAAACGGTCAAGATCAGCCCTGAGAATTCCATTTACTTCGTCTTTGGTAAACGTCCGGTTATCTTCAGAATGAAGCGCGTAAGCGCCCCTTTCAGGTAATAGTATTTTGATTTGATTCGGATAAAGAACATGGCCTACTCCTATTGTCCACAGCTTTGCTGGGCACTGGTATGGTTTAAATCGAACACCCTCATGGTGCTTGATCATCTCAATGGCTTTGGGCGAGACATTCATTTGCCAAACGCCCGGCCACCAAAGTGGAAAGCTATGATGGACGCAAACAACGCCTGCGTTTCAGAGTCCCACAGCATCTCTAACAAGTCGTTAAAAGGGACAGACATATAGTATCCATACCAGAAGCCCCCAATATCCACAAAGACTAGCAGCAAGAAGAATCCATAGGTAATAACAGGTCGCACACTCGCTCTGAGGTTTTTCATCCATGTTGACGTCCCTTCATTCAAACTGGTGTCATGCGCATAGATGGCCTGCATCTCGGCCTGCTGGGCGCCAATGATAGCCTGACCAGTGGCGGCGGCGCTTTCAGTTTCTAACTGCTCAGTGCGGATATGCTCAATGCGCTCTTGCGCCTCAAAGCCAGCCTTGCGCAATTCCAATTCGCGCTCAATTTGCATCCGCGCCAGCGCCAATTCGTGCATCTTGTCGGATCGGTCTTGAAAGAACTCCAACAGTTTGGGCAGACCGCCCATTAGAAAAGAGATCAGAGTTGATAGTAGAGTTAACATTTTTTATCCTTGTCTTCATTCTGCATGAGTTTGATACCACTTAGGAACCCAATCATGCCGCCGATAAGAGTAGAAAACGCGGGTGAAATCATCTTGAAGATTTCGGCGTTGTCCACTTCCTTTGCCCACAAACCAAGCATAAAGCTGATTACCATTGCCAATACGGAGATGCACAGGGTGCTGCTGACCATGAGCGTAACCCACAGCGTCAACTTTTCTTTTGTTTCCAACTGAGGTTTCCTGACTGGTCTTGGTATCGGCTTCTTGGTCATACATATATGTCCAGCTTACGGTTGGTAAAAATCTCAAGGCTAAGTTGGTTGCGCTGCGCTTTCTTTACGTACAACTCAAACTCAAGAGCGTCAATTTTCTCATCCATTTTCCTCATCTTGACCGCCTGTTTGTATTCTTCAGTCAAGCGTTCTGCCCTGCGCTCAAGCGCATCTGTCTTGGTTGGGTAGCCCTCTGGCTGAACCATTGGGTACCATTTGTACAAAGGCGGGATCATTTCTTTTCGCGCTCAAGTGCATCTTTGTATCCATGTACTATCTTTGCCCTAAGCCACGTAGAATCCGACGCCCCTGCCCACTCGGACAGATTATTCCAGATAACCGTGTAATCCGTTGACTTGCAATGCTGGGCGTTCTGATCTAGCCACACTAACATTTCTTTGTGACGCAGTGTAGGGTCGTGGACGGTATAGGCTATCCCATAGAATTCGCGGATATGGCAACCATTTTTGGCTACGGCTCCGACCAGCCCTAACAGCAGTAAGAGTAGGAGCCAGCGCATTCATTTGTCTACTTTGTTGTCCAGTTTGTCAAATATCTTGCCAAGCATTTCTTTAACGTCGCGCATGTCAGCGCGGTAGTCGTCGCGGCTAACGTAGTTCAACGGCATAGCCCGCACGTCAGTGTCAAGGCGCTCAAGGGATCGGTAGATGTTGTTGAGTATCCAACCACCTAAAAACCCCGCCAGACTAACGGCGATGTTGAATAGAACTTGAGAGTCCATTACCGAGCCAATGCATTTTGGTTTTCAGGTTCAGCGCGACGCGACATTTCTGCCCCAAGCGCGCGCGTGCCAGCCAATCCTGCGGCAGTACCGGCGCCAGGCGTGGCCGCACGACGAGCAGCTTGCAATTTGATAGCGGCTTCAATTTGATCAGCGGCTACAGCGGGGCTAGTTAACTCCCGCGCAATTTCTAGCGCAATCTTGTCGTCCATGCGCAATGCAAGGCGTTTAACAACATTGTTAAAAACAGTGATTGGCACAGATAAAAAGTTTGGTAATGGCAAACCAGCCTCTTGGCCAGTTTTGGTAGCTAAATTTTTAATATTAGCACCGGCGGCGGCGCCTGCTTTTACCAAACGCTGATATTCACCTTCACGCAATAGATCTTGCCTTACTGCGTTTACGTGGCTAAGTTGTTCAGGCGTAAAACTTCTAGTCAATTCACCAATTCGTTGCTCAACTGCAAGCGCGTTAACGCCCGCTGGCAAAGCGGGTCCTAATTTGTTACCGCTAGCTTTTGCAAGTTCATCGATTTTTGCCAAGCGCGCGGCGTCTTTTGCAACAACACCAACGCGCTGCGTAATATTCATGCCTGCACCATCAAGAATTTTAAGCGGCTCTGCGTATTTTTTCATAAACGCGGCGTGCGACTCAGGTGTTACGCGGCCAGCCGCATCTGTTACTTCGCGGCGGTATAAGTCTTCAATACCCGTGCGGGCAATCTTCATTGCGTCTGGGTTTTTGTCAAACAAACGCAAAAAGTCTTTAGCTTCACTTTCACCCTTGGGTTGAAAATATTTGCTGACAACGTCCTCTGGTTTGATCTTAGTTTCTTGCAAGTTTGTTTGCTTAAACAAATTAGCGTTGATACCTTCTTTAAAGCGCGGCGCGTATTGTGTGCGGTAAGTGTCTAGCGCGCCCTTGTACAAGGTCTTGGCTTCGTCAGGTAAAGTAGTGCTTGACTTAACCGCGTCGTCAATTGCAGCATGTAACTGCTTTAGATTGCGCAGCGTTGTCGCCGCCATGGGCGCGTTGCTGGACGCCGCCGCCGCAATGTCTGCGTTAATGGCTTTGCGAACATCATCAAGTTGCAAAAGAGTTGCTTCTGGCGTTGCGGGAGGCGGTGTGGGCGCTCTTGCAGTTTTAAAGCCTGCTTTACCAACAGTGACTGCTTCCGCTTCAGGCACAGAAGGCACAAACCCGCGCAGTTTACGCACGGTATCCGGCGCGGTTTCAGTGGCAAAACTTGACAACTTACGATCAAGAATACGTTCAGCTTCGCTGACAACTTTTGATACGTCAATCTTTACATCGCCAGCGGCTTCAAACGCCGCATCATAGGCGGGTTTTATTACTTTTGTTTTGATTGCGTTTTGTTCAGCCTTGGCCGCGTCAATCAACGCGCTGCCAACTTCGCCAGGCGTCACGTTAACTAACCCGCGATCAATTTTTGCTTGGATGCGTTGCTTAGACGCGTCAAATTTGGCCACCGCACGCGCTTCTTGTTCTTGACGAGCAACAATGTTTTGCGCTTCTTTGCCTGCGTAAATATCCGCAGTGCCTGGCACTTGACGGGCGCGCGATTGCAATACTGATAGCCCTACGCTACCCGCAGGCGCGGCGACTTCGCCAGCAGTTGGTGATGTGCCAGGGACGATTTGTACGCGGCCACGCAATGCGTTAACAATTTCTTCACCTTTATCGCCAACAGCTTTAAGGTATTGATCAAGTTTGATGTTTTTAAGTTTGTTTGCGTACTCAGCGCCTTTGGTAATGACAGGGCTTACAACGCCGCGTCCAAAGGCTTCCATTGTTGCGCCCTCAAGCACGTTCTTTGCTTGTCGTGTGGCGGCTTGTGGCAATGTTTCCCCACCACTTTCGCCAGCGGCCAGACGCAACAACTCTTTAGCGCCCGCATAGCCTGCGCCTGCGCCAGCTACAGTGCCCAACGGGCCTGCGCCAGACCCGACAAACGCCCCGCCAGCGCTGCCTAGCGCCTCAACAGCAGGCGCAACAAACTCTACTTGTTCTTTGCGTGGCTTGGTTGCAAGCGTTGCGCCCATCTCAAACGGCGCAGACAGTATGTCAAACATACCGGCTTTGCCTCGCGTGGCAGGGACCGCAGCGGGCTTAGGCGCGGCGCCAAAAGTTTGGGCTGCAAATGCTTCTATTTGAGTAGGCGTTGCGTCATCAGGCCCTTCAAAGACATGAACCGCACCATCTGGACCTTGAACGCGGTATTTGGTAGCCATTATCCACCCTCTTTTCCAAGATATTTAAAACCGCCAGTGCCTGCGGCAGGGGCGTTGCCGCCGGGTGCTTTTGGTGCTGGTAAATCACGGAACTGAGGAAAGCGCTCAAAATCTTCAGCGCGCGACTTTTCATATGTATCACGGATACGCGCCGCCGCGCCTTGGGCTTGCTCTTCTAACAATGCAATTTGCTCAAGCAACGGCCCTTTACCTTTAACTTCATCTAGCACTGCAATTTGATCAGCCAAAATTTTCCATTCTTGATTGGCGATAGATCCGATTGCGCCCGACATGGCCGCTGTCGCTTTGCCTAGCGCGGTTACTTTACCGCGTAAGTTAGCCAAACGTGTTTCCGCTTGCGCTGCGCCGCCTTCAGGGAACGAAGGCAAAAATTTACCTGTAAAGCCTGTGGCTGCGGATAGCCCTGGTGATGTTTTTACCGCATCAGCAGAAGTTAATAAATCATCTATTTGCGACAATGCAGTCGACGCGGCTTTGTAATCTTTAGCAACGGCAGCACGCAATTGGACTGCTTGTCCTTCTGTCAAAGGTTTTAAAGCAGGCGCATTAGATGCGGGTTGCATTCTGTTGCGCAACGCTTCTTCACGGCTGACAAATATGGCCTGCTTTGTTATTGGATCAATAACCGCAACCGGCGGTTGTTCGGCGCGAGGTTGGGCCGGTGGCCGGCTTTGCCGTGCAATTTCTATCTTTTGCGCTTGCACGTTGGCGGGCAAAGGCAAATCTGCGTATGACCCAACTGTGGTAGGCGTGCCGCTAAATGCAGGCACTTGCACAATATCTGTACCGCCGCTACGGTTGACTGTCTGCGTTGAGGGTTTTAATTCGCTTGCGCTAGCACCTTGAGCCGCAAGATATGCTTGGCGTTGCTCAAAAGGAATTGCCAACAGAGTCTGTTGTGTAACTAAAGCCTTTGCTTTTTCTTCTGGGGAAAACAAAGGCGACGCTTGAATGTCTTCTGTGTGCGCGGTAATGTTGGCGTCCGATGGGCGGCCACTAATGTCACGCAGGGCTTGACCTAACACTTGTTGTTTTGCTTTGGCTGCCGTAGCAAGGCTAGACGACGTTGCGGCTCTGCTTGCTTCTGTTGCGGCTTGTTCTTTTCGAAAGTTAATACCTAACTGAGGGCTAACTTTAAACAGTTGGCTTTCGTAATCAGCCGCTGTTGGGTCTAGCCTGCGCAGCATATTTTTTTCTTGCGCAGCCGCTTCGGCTTCGCGCATTTGAAGTTGCGCCATAGCATTTTGATTTTGCGCGTTTTGAATTTGAGAATATTGCGCAAGCGCGTTAAGAGGGTTTTGCAACTCAACGCTGCGAACGCCTAACGCAATATTTGGATCAATAGCCATATCTTATCCATTCAAATAATATTGATCAGCCAACTGCGCGTTGCTTGGGCTAGTAGACTGAGGCAACAAACGGTTCATTAAATTCTGGCTTTGCGTGTAATTCATGTACTGACCTAAACCACTTGTCAAAGCGTTAGCGCCACCAACATAACCAGATGCGCGAGCCGCGCCGCCACTAGTCATTAGATTGCCTGCGTTAGTGCCATAGTTAGCCGCAGCAGTGCCCATGGTATTGGTGGCAGTTTGGCCGGCGCCCATCAGACTTTGCAAGGGTTGCAACTGGTTGGCGCGGTTAGTCTGGTAGCGGTTAAACGCATTAGTAAACTCTTGCGATCCCATCTCTTGACCGTAACGCTGTGCAGCCTTTAAAGCGCCGCCAGAGATCAGACCGCCACGGGCGGCGGCTTGACGATCAAGCGCTTTCTGACCTTCGGCCAATCTAAATGCGTAGCCTGGGTCTTGCTGAAAATCTTGCGTGCCAAAGTCTCTGGTGTAGCGACCAAAGTCTGCGCCTTCTGCGCCGCCAGGCAAGCCAAAGTAAGTCAACAACTTATTTTGCGCAGCTAGGCCGCCTTGACGAAATGGTTCTTGAAGCCTGTTTTGCTCCTCAAACATTTGTTTTTGAAGTTCGCCTGCGCGGTCTGTTGCGGCGGCTTGTGTGTTTGCAGCGCTTTTAGAAGCGCTTGCACCGAGTAAGGCGCTTCCACCAATTGCTAGGGCCATCCATGGCATATCAATTCTCCTGTAGGCACTGGGCCAGTTTTTGCGCTTGAGCTACGTCCCCTGGCACAATTAAAACTTCGTCAATCTCATCCATATCAGTGCATTCTGTTGCATGAATGCAGTACCACACAACATCTGTCAGCGATTTTACGCCATGATGCTTGTCAGCTTCAATAGTCAAACAAGCTGGCGCGTGAATAATTTTGCGCTCGCCTTCAACCATCAACTCAATTGAACCACTGGCCAGAATCGACAAATGGCTGAACTTGTGCTTGTGTTGGACAAGCACATGACCGGCTGGAATAAACGTCTCTTTTGCGTAGACGCCTGCGCTGAAATGGTGGTTGATCATAAAGCCGCAATCACAAAGGCTAACAATTCTTCGTAGCGTACACCAAGAGTGGTTACGCCGTCCACAGTATCCGAGCAGAACACGCCATAGTCGCTGGCGTTCAAGCCTTCAGCCGCAAAGGCCGCCTGCACGTCTTGCGCCATGACGCCGATGTGTTTGCGTGCGCCTGCGCCCTTGGCCGCCACGGCGTCCTTGAACTTGAAGGTCTTGAACAAGCCCTTGATGCGTCTGGCCACAGCCAACTCAGCGGCTGTCAGGTCAGCAATCTCAGTCTTCTGGGTTGCGTCAGATGTGTTGATTGTGCCAGTTGTGGCGTACACAGTTGACCAACGGAATGTTGCAGCGCCGCAAGTCATTGCACCGTCGTTGCTAGGCGCAAACGCGGAACTGCCGTTAACAAAAATGCCTTGGCCAGAACTGTTGCCAAGCGCTACCAAACTGTTTGACGACAACAGCGTGTAACTGCTGGTTGACAGCGTTGCGCCAGACAAGTTGGCCGCAGTTGAGGCGCTTGTTGCAGTGGCTGCGCTTGTGGCGCTAGATGCAGAACCAGCAGACGTGGCAAAAGTTGCCGTCGCGGCGTTGCCAGTGGTGTTCTGGTTCAGCGTTGGGAACGTACAGTTAGCCAAGTTACCGCTAGAAGGCGTACCCAATGCACCGCCAGACGCCACGGGGGTAAACCCTAGCGCACCAGTAACGTCGCTGCTCAACAAAGTAACGGCGCCGGGTCGGCCATTGAAGCTAGTAACGCCGGCCGATGCGGGGGCGGCCCAAGTACCGTCGTTTCGCAAAAATAATGTGGTGTTGCCAGTTGGCGCAGTGATAGAGTAACCGTTCCAAATAAACTGGTTTTTCAAATAGATAGTTTTCCAAGTGAAGCCAGATGCGCCCAAGTTAATGGTGTCGTCAACCGCAGGGATAAACGACGTAAAGCCGCCGCCAGTAAACACGGCCACAAAACTGGTCGAATTACCAAACGCCGCAGTTGCAGTGGTCGACAAAATGCCGGGGTAGCTACTGCCAGTTACTTGACCAACGGTTAAGTTGTTGATTGTCTGGTTTGCAGTGAAAGTATTGGTTGCGCCAATGTTGGCGGGGGTGTAACCCAATGAACTAACAATGTCAGCGTTAGTCAGCACAACCACGCCAGTCTGGCCGTTAACCGATACGACGCCGCCGCCTGCGGCTGGAGGAACTGCCCAAGTGCCGTCATTACGCAAGAACTTGGTTGTGTCGCCTGTTGGCTGAACAATACCGTAGCCGTTCCACGTCATTGTGTTGCTTAGATAGAAACCGTTCCAGCGTTTTGTAACACCGCCCAACACCAAAGCGTTAGCAGCGCTGCTGTCTGCGCTAGGTTGGAAGTTGTTCAAGTTAAAGTCAATGGCGCGGGGTGTAGCTGCTAGACCGTTGTTGGTCAAATACATTGTGCCGTCGTAGGTGGCCACGCCCATGGGGCCGCCGGGAGCCGCGCCGCCCACGCCAATACCGTTACCAGCAGCAGTCTGGCCAAACACGCCATTAAGCGTTGTGATGTTGCCAGCCGCAGTGACTTGCGCCAAAGTTGGCGTTACGCCGCCCGTGCCGTTGGCAGCCGCAGTGATTCGGCCTTGCGCGTCCACGGTGATGTTAGCTGATGTGTACACACCCGCAGTCACGGTGGTGTTGTTCAAACTAATCGTGCCAGACGTTGTGATCGTGCCACCGTTTAAACCCGTGCCAGCAATGATGCTAGTAACTGTGCCGCCACCTGTGCCTGTGGCTGCTGCCCAAGTGCCATCATTACGCAAAAACAATGTTGTGCTACCTGTTGGCGCAGGGATCGCGTAGCCGTTCCAAGTAAAAGCGTTCTTTAAATAAAAGCCGTTCCAGTTGTTAACAGAACCGCCCAATGTGACTGCGTTGACAGCAGAACTGTCCACAATTGGCTGAAAATTAGCGCCATTAAAATCAATGACGTAAGGGTTGGCTGCCAAACCGTTGTTAGTTATAAATAGCCTGCCAGCATAAGCAGCGATACCAGAAGCAGTCGCGCCAGCATAAGTGCCGCCACCAATACCAATACCATCGGTTGATGGTGTTGTTTGATTAAAAATTGCGTTTAGCGTAGATATATTGCCAGCTGTTAAGACAGACTGCAATGTGCCACCGCCACCGCCACCGCCAATGGGCGTACCAGCCAAGTCAGCGTAAACAGATGCCTCAACAATGCCTTCAAAACGATTGGGCGCGCCTTGTTTGTATTTGTCTACGCTGCTGTAGTACGTGCAGCCCACCATAGCTAGCTTAAAGTCGCCGGCCACGTTGTTGATTGTGGGGCGCGTGCCGCTAGGCGTATAACCTGACAAGCCAGCAAAACCAACTGCATCCATTGTGATTGGGAATGCGTAACTGGACAGTGAAGCGGCCAAATAGATTTGCTGCTGTGGGTAGCTAGTGCCAACAACCGTAAAACTGCAACCGCTTAATACGCCGTTGATGCCGGGGCGTGAGACAGTCTGCTGCACTTGAAACTGTGCTTGTCCACCATTGGCTTCAAAGTAAACGCCAGTGATGTTAAATCCGCTAGCAGACTGCTGGGCAAGTTTGCCGCCCACGTCCACTAAAGCCAAGCCCCACTTGCCGCTAGACAAGTCAGTGCCAAAACCGTTGGCTTCAATAGAGCCGCCTGTGTAGTTAAACGTGCCCGCGCCAATGACCTTGCCGCCATACGAGTCGTTGTTGCCAACGGTACAGTTGGACATGGTGATGGCGTTGGGTTCAGACACAAAACCAAACGCTGCGTTAGGCTCAAAGTAAAAACCGCCGTCGTTAAAGCGAATGACCAAGTCATTGAACGTAGACGACAAAACGTTTGCGCCATACAGGCCAGTTGACCAGCCTGCAAGGTAGACGTTGTTAATCGTGACAAACGCAATGTCTTTAAGCGCAATGCCCAGCTTGTTCTTTTGGTAGCCGTACAAAGTAAAATCTTGAAACAAGCAGTAGCCGGCTGGCTGTGGATCGTGTCCAATAATTTCAATACCATTAGAGTTGGTTGTTTGGTAAATGGACGTAGCACCCATGCCGTCACCAGACATTGAAGGGCGCTTGACGGGATCTACTACGCCACTGTTCATAGTAAACACAAGCGCCGCTGAGATTTTGTATGTGCCTGCGGGAAGGTAGACGTTGCCGCCATAAGTGCAAGCCAAGTTGATGGCCGCTTGGATAGCTGACGTGTCGTCTGTTGTGCCGTCGCCTTTGGCGCCGAAGTCTTTGACTGACACCAAGTCTTGCATCTTGTTGTTCAAGGTCTTGCCAACAGCGCCAGGCATAATACCCAAAGCGTAGGTTTGCTTAAATCCAATAAGCGCGTCGCCTAGCGTAATGTCAGACTGGTTGGCCAATTGCGCAGCCAACGTGTTGGCGTTACTGATGCCGGGAATGTTGTCCCATGAACCAATCTGCACCTCGTTGGCGTCTTCCAAAATAAACTTGTACAAGTCGCCTGCTTCAAGCCAGACTTCTTCTTCCACACGTCCGGCTGCGTTTAAAACAATAGGGTTACTGTTGGCTGTCAGGCCAGTGGCAGATGTGTAGGTGGTGGCCGCAGTCGTTGTTCCAGCGGCATAGGTGTAAATCAAACCGCCTGCCAATGGCACGCCGTTGTCGTCAAAGAATTGTGCGCCAGCGCCTGCAAATAGGGAAATGTCGACGGTCATTTTCGTTCCTTAAACAATGCTCGTAATGATACCGTTTACCACGGTAATAGTCTTTGAATCGGCAGAGGTAAATGTACCCGAAGCGCCAGTGTTTTGGGTGGCCATTGTGCCAAGGCCAAGGTTTGTTCTAGCGTTTGGTGCAGTCGTTGCACCTGTGCCGCCATTTGCTACCGCAATTGCTGTGGCGTTCCATGTGCCAACTGTCAGCGTCCCCACGCCTGTGATGCCGGTATATGACCCAGATATACGGGCGGTGTTAATCGTGCCAGTGGTGATCTGCGCCGCATCAATGGCAATTGGCGTATTAACCGAACTGGTCAAACGGCCTTGGGCGTTGACGGCGTAAGTCGGTACGTTAGACGCCGTGCCATACGTGCCTGCGGTCACGCCTGTGTTAGTTAATGCTAATGTAATTGAGCCGGGTGCATTTGTAATGTTGATGCCCGTGCCTTGCGTCAGTGTGTTTAGTTTGTACGTGCCCGTGTCGCCAATCAGCAACTGACCATCTGTCGGTATGCCGTCCACACCCGTGCCGCCATTGGCCGGGGCGATAATGCCTGTGCCGTCGCCGCAGATGGTGTAAATGTTGTTAAGAAACCGGAACCATTCACGCGAGATCGTGCCCGTGCGCTCGTCCATAAACGGCACGCGTGGGGCGGGGATCTGGGTGATATTGCTAGGCATTTGTCGGACTTGCGTGGAGTTCTGCGCCCATGATGGCGATCTTGACGGGGTCAGTGCCTGACACCTCATAGACCCTGTCACGGATGCGAGTGGTCATGCCAAGGCGACGCCACATGATCCGCTGGCCAAACCGACCAATGCCGCCCATGGACGTCCAATGTTCGTTTGACCAGTTGTGGCCGCCGTCGTCTGACCAGCGCAGCATAACTTGAGGATCAGCAATAACAGATGATGTAATGTCAGTTGCAAGATAGTTGCCGTTTTCAGTAATCAGGTTATCGCCGTCTTGCGTGACCAAAAAGAATACCTGCTCAGTTGTAAAGCCGTTTAAACCTACGCCAGACTCAGCATCTAGTTGCAGGCTGTGCTGGGCGGTACGCTTGAGCGTATTCTGGCCAGTAGGAATAGCGCGCCATGAACGCAACCACTTTTGTGGATTGCCGTTGTCTGCATAGACGTCAAGGCTGTACTTGTAAATGTTGCCGTTTTCAAAGTCGCCAACGATTGTCTCACCGCCAAAGTTGCACTGGCAGTTGGAACGGTGACGTGTAAATGCACCGTTGAGCAGCCCCGCACGCTCATGCCACGCCTGTGTAGCGGCGTCATAAACCCAAGTTGCGTTGGCGCTTGGGAATGTCAGGACGTAAAAGCCGTGGCCTTCTTGCTGGTATGTGTAGGCCAGAGCGTCAGAGATGTTGCCGTACTGGGCAATGGCATATTCGATGGCATGAGTAGAAACCCTTTGTCCAGTGTAGCCGTTGGCCTTGTAGACAATACCTTGGCCACGGGCGTCAGTGCCAAGCCAGAATAAGCTGTTGTCTAGTTTGGCAATAGAAAATGCGGCCACACAGCCGATCTCGTTAAACGCGCCTTGGATACGCTGGAGTGGGAAGTCTGTGCCGCCCACGTCGTACCAAACTTCAACCGAGTCAGTACCAAACAACCAAGCCTCGCGGTGATCCACATTGACCGCCACCAAGCCGTCAGGTGAGCCTTCAGCGCTTGCAAAATCAAGCGGGTCAATGGATGAGCCGTCAAGCAGTTGAGTGACCCACACGCGCTGGCTATTTGGCTCGTTAAAGACGAAATAACCATCAAGGTAGCCCACGGTCACGGCGCCGGGGAAATCAACGTCTGTGATCTGTTTAAACTCGTTTGTGGCTTCGTTGTAGATGTAGCTGGGGCCGTTGCAAGCAAAGAACAGTTGCGTGCCGTTGTCAGCAATTGACACGGGCCCGCCATCAATGACGTCGCCCAACTTGACTGGCGTGGCCGACGTGCTGGTCATCTTGTAGACTTCAGTGCCAGATACGACATAAAAGTCTGCACCATTGGTTTGGTGCGCCCACAATGCGCGGATGGGGCCAGAGCCGATTGTCTGGAGCAGCTCTAAGCCTGGAGCGCGGTTAAGAAAGCCAGGTTCTTTGCCGCCTTCAGGGATAACCTCGGGGAACAAATTGATCATTCGGTTGTCCGCAGCATTGACGCTGCGGGCAACGTAGCTGGAGCCAAGGATCGGCGTTTTCATCAATAATTACCGGCATAAATGTTGAAACGCTGGCGGTTGGCCACCAATGCGTAAGGCAAAGCCATCACATCGTCAGGATTGTTGATGCGCTTCAAGTCACGCTTAGAAGTCATGGCAATGCGTTGCACCTGTGGGCTTGGCTCAACGCCAAACTCAGGGGCAAATTCCATAGCCAAATTGTAGGTGAACGCCCGCAGATAGCCAGGGGGGAAATGCAACGCCGTGGCCAATGTGGCCGGTTGCGTGAGTTCTTCCACCGACACAATGTGCCACTCCAAGTCCTGCGTAGGACGTGGGTAGACAGTCAGTGTAATGTCGGGATACCCCATGTTGACCCACATGACTTGCGGGTACGTGGACGTTACAGTCTTAACAGCAATACCGTTGTACTGCTGTTGATTGATCATTTTGATGCCATACGACACGCCGTTCGGCGCTTTGAAGTATGTCGCGTCGTCCACTAAGATTGGACGGTTGCCTACAAAGTCGCCAGAGGGGCCAAGGGTGCGGCTAAGAAGGCTGGCTGGCCATGTAAAGACTTGGTCTTGGGTGTAAAACACAGACAGACGTTCTGTGTTCCAACTTTCGATCATTTGGTTCATCGCCATCAAGGCGTCTTGCGACATAGCCGCAGATGGCGTCTCGGCCTCGGCCAGAATACCCAGCAGGCGAAGCGCCCGATTTATTTGATCACCAGCCGTGTATGTCGACATGTTCAGACTCCTTCGATTGCTTCCTCTGCCGGTTTACGGCGGCGCTTTGTCTCCAGTGTGTTTACGGGAGCCGCCTGAACAGGCGTGTCTGGATTGTAGCGCGTCCAGCCATTATTTTCATCTGCTACGGCCTCAAGTTCCATTGTTGCAACTTTGGCGCCGTGGACAGGGTGTACAAGTGTAATGTTCATAATAGAAAGGGGGTGATTAGCCCCCTTTTGGTTTAGGCTGTAATGCCAATGTTTTTGAGCGCAACGCGAAGCGCGTTGATGGCGGTTGCTAGTTCAGTACCAGTAGCGGTATTGCCGACGGCAGTAATAGCGGCGGCTTGGGTAACAGGCGTAGTGCCGTAAAAGCCAGCAGTGCCGCCAGTTTTACCCATGATTGCGCCATCAAGTTGCTGATCTTCGTAAGCAACACCGATAGGTTTAGTATTTGTAGGCATGATTGTTTCCTTTAAAAATGAGGGCCGAAGCCCCCATTATTTAGCCTAAACGATACACAACGTAAGTACCGTCACCAGTCTTACGGAAGCGGAACAATTGGCTGGTTGTCACAGCGATAGCAACCAAAGCGTTGCCGCCATCGGTTACACCAGTGTTAACAGCCAAAGTCACCGCGCCGGAACTGGTTCCGATGTTGACGATTGACAGGTCAAACGTACTGCCAACAGTAGCGTTAGGAACTGCGGCGTCGATTGCTGTGCCCAAAGGCAACGTGTATGTCGCAGCAGATGTAGAGGGGTTAGCCACCAACATCTGATTAACAATTTGCGCTGCCGTTAGGGTTGCAGTAGCCGTAGCTGTCTGAGGGGCGGCCATTGCGCCCATGATAGTTTCTTGACGGTTTCCTGCACCAACTTGGTACCCGCCTGCGCCATTAGGTAAAGCCATGATAATTTCCTTTCAATGTTAAAAATTAACCCCAGACGCGGCAAGCCATCTGTGGACGAATGGTGCTGTAGCCATACAAAACGTCGATACGGCAAGGCATACGGTCGTTGTTGATGTCGTACTGGCGAACCACACGCAAAGAAATACCATTGTGAACGGCACGAGCAGCCATGTCGACGCCTTGGGGCAACAACAAGTCAGCAGTAGCGAACGTGATCGCATCTTTGTGGTAAACCAAGTTCTGAGCGTACTGGCTAGAAGCCGCACCCACGAACACTACAGCCTTGCTGTTAGCAGGCAATGTATTCATGGTTGCCAAAGCATTGGCAGCAGAATACATCGGTGCAACAGTCACGGTGGCAGTTGTGGTAGATGTGGAAGAAGCCAAAGCTACGAACTGGAACAATGAACCAGTAGACTCACGAGTCTGTGGGTTAACAGCGTAGCAGTCAGCGATTGTGAACACGTCGCCGGGCAAAATGGTTTCGCCAGAGCCGACAGTCAGCGTCAAAGTAGCCGCGCCTTCAGTGGTCACAGCAGCGCCAGTAGTAGCACCTGTAGCGGCGCGTGTACCAGTTGTGAACTGCTTGATAGACTGAGACATGTTGACCTCGTCATAACCGAGAACACCAGTGCCCATCATGCCGTTCTTAAACTGCTTGCTGATGGTGTCTGTAGGATTGAACAAACCCTTCATGCCTTCAACCAAACCAGCGTTAGCGGCTGGGTTGACGGTGGCGTAACGGGGGTTCATCACAGCGGCGTTTTCGTTCAGCTTCTGCTGGGCTTGGAGCAAGACCAAAGAAGTTGAGGGTGTAGTGCCGGGTGTACCAACAGAGTTACCGATGTACTTGTACGCATTGGCCACGTCTGCATCAATGGAAGATGCCAACTGGCTGATACGAGGCTTTAACACACGCTCTGCGAAGTCGTCCAATTGCATGGTCAATTCAGCAGATGTGAAGTTAACACCGATGTGCTTTTGTGAAGCAACAGTCAATGTGGTGAACTGCTCGTTGTCGTCTTGAACTTGCAAGGCGGCGCCGTCAGTAACCAAAGCGCGGTCAGGTAAACGGATACGCAGTGTGGAGCCGATCTTTGCGCCTTCGACAGCGAAAGAGTCGTCATACTGGCGGTTCACGTTGCGGGTGATCACAAGGTTGTTCTCAAGAATTTCGAGAGCCTTACGTGTGATCATGTCAATCGTCAGAATACTATTAGACATATTAGTCCTTTCAAAAAATTAGCGGTTGCGTTGCGCTTCGTACTTTTTCATCTGGCGTGCCCGTTCAGCTTCGATCCACTGCGAGGTTGTCATAGACTTGATTGACCGGGGGTCAGTCGTGTCATGGCTCGGTGAACCGTTTGAACGTGCAGTTACCGGACTAATCGGCGCTGGCGCGTTTGAAGTTTTTTTGACCGGAGGGTCTGAAGCCAATCTGGCCTCAATTTTTCCAATCTCTTTTGCCTGCATGAAAGGCGATAAACGGGAGATTCGCGCCGCTTCTTTGACGTTTGAGCCTAAGTAGTAAGCTACTTCGGGGCCAACGTCAGATTCATAAATCGCTTCAGCCATTACCTCGGTGATGGGCACGTTAGGGTTACGGGCTACCTGATCGTAGTCGTCGTATTTGTCCCTGACTTTCTCCTCACTGTCGGCATAAGCCTCCATGATCTCGGCTTGCTGCTTTGCGGCGTCACGTTGGGCGACAAGTTCTTGGGCCTTCTGAAGTGCCAGTGCTTGCGCATAGTCTTCAGGGTTTACAAAATTGTCAGCACTAGGTGCTTCCGCTGGCATAGACCTCAAGGTTTGCGTTTCTGCGGCCCTTGCGGCCTGATCTCTTTCCCATTTGCGCTGTTCTCTTGCGAGGCGCTTACCGATCATTGCGTCGATTTCAGCTTGCGTATAAGTTTTTTCCGCTGGCTGGTCTGTCTGCTCTGTCGATACTTCCGGCGAATTAACTTCGGGTTCAGGGGCAGCCGTTGCTTCCTGTTCCGGCGCGGGTACTTCCGCTAAGATTTCATTGTCCATTTTGAATCCTGAGATTCCCTGATGATCGCACCAGTACGTTTTGTCGCATGTTACTGCAATTCTTGTTTAGGCGTCAACGCTTCTTTCAACATCTTGAAAAAAGCCTCTCTGCCAACTTGGAGTTGATCGACATTGAACTTGGCTGACCCAAGTTTGCGATCAAGATCCGCGACATGGTTGAGAAGCGTTTGCTGCTCGGGTGTCATGTCTTCAAATTGGTACTCAACTTCGTCGATAGTCACAGGGGTCTTTTTTTCGTTTCCCATGATGTTTCCTTTTAATGTGCTGCCAAGATCAGGTGGCAGCTTCCTGTTTTAAGGTGTCCAAGGCAACGCTGTATTGGCAGGGCTGACAGGAGGTGTAATCATTGAGTCAATCTGACCTTGCACACACGCTTGTGCGCTTGCAATAGCAGACTCAGGAATCCAACCAATTACGATTGCTTCTGTGAGGTCAGCGTATGGAGTTATTGCACCCTCTTGGTCAGCAGAGTTGAATTGAGTGTTGCCACCGATTGAGGCAGTGTTAGTTCCATCTACTCCTTCTACCTGCCAAATTGCATTAACAACATAGTCAGGTGAGGGTTGTTGGAGCGTGTACATTGCTGTGATGCGGGTTGTAAAAGTAGTCATGTTAGTTTCCTACGTAAGGTTGTGGAGATGTCTGAGTCCAAGCGTATGTAGCAATGTTGAGGTAATAAGCCTCATCCAATACTGTTGATGCTTGTGGGTCATTTGGAATCAAGACGCAACGCCAGTAGGTTGTGGAGATGACAACTCCATCCTTCAAGACATCAGTGCTTTTGCGAACACCAATACAGCCGTTGAGCTGAATGTTGAATTCAGAGATGTAAGTGATTTCAGATAAAGCCATGATTGTTTCCTTTAATTAACCTATTGAGTAAACCATTGAAAAATATAAATATCCACCAGCAACGTAGCCAGTAGAAGTAAAAGCTCCTGTTGCTATATCTGCTGATTGAATAAAATAAACCCTAGTAAAGGTACTGACCATCAAATTTCCAGCGGAAACAATAGAAACACCTAATGCACCTGTATTTTGGAATCCACCTGTGTAAGGCGTGTAGTCAGGAACAAAAGGCAAGCCATCAACATAATTAGTACCTGACCCAGCGGCATTGATAACGTTAATTCGTATTTTGCAACTTACCCTTACTAAATTTCCAATTTTCACATAAGTTCCAGATTGTTCTGTGTAGGTGCAATCTAAAACTGCACTTCTCCAAAGAACAGGTGTCCAAGTTCCTTCTTCGTAATCGTCTAGCGTATTAGCATTTGATGATGCTGATTGAGTTGCGGGGAATGTGATGCCTGTGCCTGAGTTAGGGACTGCGCCTTGAAGTGCAAAGGTCTGGGCTGTTTTAGCAGAAGCTACGATGTTTCCATCGCCATCAGACAGCACAACAAAGTTGCTACCTGTTGCTGAGATAGGTGCGGCAGAACCTGAGTAACGACCAATGATGACGTTCTTAGTTCCTGATGTAACTGCGTTTCCAGAGGCTCTGCCTACAAATGTGTTGTCGCCACCAGTAGTAAAGTTACCAGCGTATCTGCCAATAAATGTGTTGTTGCTACCTGTGGAGTTTGTATATCCAGCAGTTTGTCCCACGTAAACGTTTTCTGAGCCAGTTGTGGTGTTAAACCCTGCTTGCAATCCTATTGCCGTGTTGTATGAGCCTGTAGTGTTGCCTCGAAGGGCTTCTTTACCCAAAGCCGTATTTTGGGTTCCTGTCGTGTTCAACTTCAAAGAGTCCACGCCAAACGCTGAGTTTTCAGCGCCGATAGTGGTTGTGTACATTGAGTTAAATCCAACCGCCGTGTTGGAAAGCGCAGTTGTTTGGCTGTACAAAGCCTGTGTACCCATTGCGGTGCTGTATGTACCAGTGCTGTTGGTGTACATCGCCTGATAACCCATTGCTGTGTTATTAGATGCGGTTGTATTGGCTTGGAGTGCGCCATTACCAATGGCTGTGTTATATGAACCACTTGTTAATACACGAAGAACAGTACGTCCAATACCGATGTTCTCCGAACCTGTAACACCTGCGCTGTTGTCCATAACAAAAGAGCCAAGCGCGGTATTGTATGAGCCTGTAGTAATCAATCTGCCAGCGGATCGACCAATCAATGTATTTTCAGTGCCAGTTGTATTGCTGAACCCTGCTAGATAACCTACTGCGGTGTTGCTATCCCCTGTGGTGTTGTTGTAGAGGGCTTGGTAACCCTGTGCGGTATTGTTAGAACCTATGGTGTTGGAGTAAAGCGATTGGTAGCCAAGAGCTACATTGCTTGTACCAGTGCTGTTTGTATAAGCCGCCTGATAACCTACAGCAGTATTGTTAGATGCTGTGGTGTTGTTATAAAGTGTTTGTGCGCCCAGACCTACGTTGTTTGAACCTGTTGAAAAACTTGCCGCATTTGGGCCAGCGTTAGCGCCTAAAAATGTATTTGATACGCCAGAAGTAACAAAATATCCAGCACCATCCCCAACCATTGTGTTGTTACTACCAGTTGTAAAGTTTCCAGAAACTCTACCGATAAAAGTATTGAATGTGCCAGATACGTTTGATAGACCAGATTGATAGCCAACCGATGTGTTGTATGAGGCTGTATTTGCTAAAAGTGATTGATAACCAATAGATGTAATTTGAATTCCAACGCTATTTACGCTTATCGCACCAGCACCCACCGCAGTATTGGTAGCCACAGCACCCGCACCACGACCGACAGTCAACAAGTTAATTGTTCCTGTTGTGGTTAAGGTTGTAAAAGCACCAGTAGTAGCTGTAGTAGCACCAACAGTACCATTTAGCGGGCCAGCAAATCCAGTCGCAGTCAAAATACCAGCAGTAATGGTTACACCAGAATTGTTTTGAATTAGTTTGCCAGTTGTTCCATCAAAAGTGGCAATTGCTTTGTCTGTTGCCGATGCTGGGCCAACAACATCACCGCCACCGTCAGCTACCCATTCAACAGCAGTCGCACCAGCATTTAATCTCAAACCTTTGCTGCCGTTGCCAGTGTAAGAAGGCAACAAGTTTTGAATAGCAGCCGCAGCCGTAGAAGCGTTTGTGCCACCATTAGCAATGGCCAAAGTGCCGCTGAATGTATTGCTTCCAAAAGCAATTGTTTTGTTGGTCAGTGTGTCTGTCGTATCACGGCCAACAAGGGTGGTTGTTGCGTCTGGCAGTGTGACCACACGGCCTGCGGTGGACACTGCATCAAGCAAGGTGATTGCACTGGCGGCAGAACCTGAACTTCTAAAGCGAATGCCTTTGTTGAAGTCTGTACCATCACTGATTGTGACTAAACCTGTGCCTTTAGGCTGGATGTGCAAGCCAATGTTTGCGCTTGAGCCATCAGCATAAAAATGAAGCGGTACGCCCGTACCAATGCCGTTTTTAACAACCAAATAATCAACAGCAGACGTTGTTGGCGACAGACCCAAAATCTGTGCGTTGTTGGTGTCGTTGATCTGATTTAAGATTGGCGCCGTGATTGTTGGTGATGTGGCAAACACTGCCGAGCCCGCACCAGTCTCATCTGTCAACGCTGTGCGCAGTTGGGCTGAAGTAAACGATCCCAAAGATGTGGCATTACCCACCGAGGTCACCGCACCAGTCAAGTTGGCGTTGGTAATGGCAGAACCTGCGGTCAAACCAACAGCCGTACCCGTTGCGTTTGTTGCGACTAAAACTGAAGGTGTGCCCAAGTCAGGCGCCACCAAAACAGGGGCGTTGGCAAACACCAATGCGCCAGAGCCTGTTTCATCTGTCACCGCTGCACGCAAGTTGGCAGACGAGGGTGTGCCCAAGAATGTGGCTACGCCAGTGCCAAGACCCGCAACGCCAGTGCTGATAGGCAGGCCAGTGGCATTGATCAGATCAGCTTGGCCAACAGTGCCCAGTGTAGGGTTGGTCATCACTGGGCTTGTGAACAGGCCCGTAATTGCAACTTGTTTGGTTGTTGTGCCTTGGACTAACGGAAAAACCTCCGTCCCAGTCAAGGGCGTGGTGGCCAAAGGGAGTTGGGTGATTTTTACGTTAGCCATTGTTTTTACTCGTAAGAAATGGTTGCAGAGACAGTGCCGCTGATCACAACGTAAATGCCTTTGTTTACATACAAACCTTGAAAAAAGTTGTGCATGGTGTTTCCGGTAGGCGTAAACGTCGCCAAAACCACGGGGTCAGACGCGCTAGAAGTAGATGAATCATAGACCGTGATGGTAGGCGTGCTAGAAGCGCTGCTTACAAAAATACCGTTAAGTTTGCCAGCGTCACGTTTAATTTGTGCGGTGGCTGTGATGGCGGTGTAGTTAGACATGGTGGCTCCTTATGCCAAGAAACGAAGTTTGTATAAAGTTCGGAGATAAACCTCAATGATATTATCAATCAATTGTTGTAAGGTTGTATCACTTTTATCGCACACTTCATACCGTGCGGCCTCAACTTGGGCAAGTGAATCTTCCAAAAACTCAACAATATTGGTTGTTTTTTTAGGCGAATTTAAAGTGATTGGCCCAATAAGTCCATGCCTGCCTTGATAGGTTTCAGCAAAGTCATCAGCCACACCAATAATGCGTTCGTAAAAAATGTTAAGGGCTTGATGTTTAGAGTAACTGCGGGTGTTTAAATGAACACTGTGCGCAACGTCTCTGGCCAAAAACAATAAACCTAAAAAATCAGCGGCTTTCATTGTGGCATTCCCATTTGTTGTTCAGGGGGCATCATAGGTTGTTCTTGCATTTCTTCAGCCTCACGCACGCTTGGCATCATCATAGTCTGTGACTCCATGGCCGCAGCCACCACGCCCATGGCAATGTCTTGAATCTGTTCTTCGGTCATGCCGGCCTGCACCGCGCTGATGCGCTTGGTTTCGGCGTCATAAGCCTTAATTTCAGCCTCAAAATCCTTGCGTTGCAAGTCCTGCATTTCAATGGACTTGCCAACATTCTGGATCATCTGGTGCATCTGCTCCATCTCTTGACCCATGGCTTGAATCTGCATCTGCGCTGCCTGCAATGCTGGGCTTTCGTCACTGTCTTCCAAGAACTTGGGATCAATGGTTTTTTGAAATCGCTTGGCCATCTCTTGTGCGCCAGGCCAGTCCATGTTTTTCACAAACAAGTCGCCAGCCACTTGCCACAGTTGTGGGTTGCCCTGCAACAGTTGAGCCATGGCTTCCAAGGCTTCCTGACGTTTGGTTGCGTAGCCGGGGCCAGTCGTGGCCACCACGTCGTACTTGCCGACACCAGGGTTGTAGATTTTCTCAATCACAATCCCTTGCTCGTCCACAATCTTCTTGACGGGTTCAGGTTGTTCAGGATTGATCTTGACCATCTTGGTTTCGCCGTCTTCACCAATGATGCGGGCAATGCGCTGGGTGTCGTAAATCTTAGGAATTAAGTCCACTAGCTGACGGGCCACATGTCTCACGGCGCGAGTTAGGTTGTCGCCATAGTGGTATGTGCCAACATCACCCTCACGTTGACGGGCAAGAATGGCTTTACCAGAGCGCTCGTTGGAACCCATGCCAAGACTTGCGTTGTACTGACCAGTTGTTGACTTGATGTCTTCAGAGGCGCCAGCTTTGGCTTGCAACAGACCACTAGAAGCCATTGGCGGTTGCGCACGCTGGGGTAGTGGCAAGACCGCACCTTGGCCGTCTGTGACGTCTGGATTGACCTCTAAATAGGGCCAATTGTTCGTATTAGCCGTTTTCCACTTGTCTTCGTAGCCCTCAAACTGACCACCGTAGCCAATAAACGGTGCTTTCGGCGCCAAAGCAAGCATTTCAGCCTCTTGTGACACCCAATAGTTGTACATGCGCTGGGCATCTTTGGCGTTTCTGACCAAGCCTGACACATACAAGCGGCCATCAACCTCAAACTCATTGCCAACCACGCGAATGACGGGAATCCACTTGCCTGCCCAGTCGTTTTGCTCCAAAATTTCGTAGCCGTTGATTTTGCAATATTTGACCTTGGGGTTGACTGACTCGCGTGTGCGCTTGGGCTTGCCGTAAACCAGCTTCATTTGCTTGTCTTCAGCCGTGCCTTCAAAAGCAGTCTGCCCGCCTGGGTACATGTTCAGTTTGGCTTTTTCGTAGTCAATGTAGTAGTAACTGGCAATGCGTACAGTGTCTTCATTGAGCCAGTTGCTGATTGACTGATCGCCAACACCAAGCGACTGCAAGGTAGAGATAGGCGCAGCGTCTGGGTACTGGCGCTCATACTCTGCTTTGGTCAAATCTTCCGTAATAAAGCAATACTTGGCGTCCGCACCAGTCGGGTCTTGGATTAAGGGATCCATGTAGACACTGAATGAGTTACGAATGCGGCCAATCTTAATGTCTTGATCGAACGTGTTGGGTTCGCAATACTCGGTCATCAGCGTGATGTAGCCTTCGCCATACGCTACCTGATTTTCACACGCTGTGTCATACGCTACGTCCGCATCACTGATGTATTCAATGTGCCGAATCATGCCGTTGAAAATCTCAGCTACCTGCACGTCCGCGTTGTCGTCCACGGGAATGACCTTGGCGCCTGGTCTATTCTGACGCATGTCATTCGTCACTTGACGAACGTGTTGCGGCAGTTTGTTAATTGTTAAGGTGGGTCTAGCGTTGATCGTCTGACCCTGCACCGCGCCTCGGGTGGCCAGTACGTCAGCAGGCCATTGCCAGTGGTTGTCAGGTGAGCCTGCATAAAAGCGCAGGTCGTCAATTTCGTCTTCTCTGCTTTCCGCAAGGGCCGAGACAGCCATGTCTAATCGCGCGCGAGCGACGGTCAGTATGTCAGAGTCACTTTTGGGTGGTTTGCCGCCCGCCGCTACGTTAGCGGCTGCGACCATGCCTGTTGGATCTGCCATCTTATTTCTTCTTTGGCGCGGCGCGCTTGACCGAGTAAGCGATGGCCACGGCCTGCTTGACGGGCTTGCCCGCTTTTACTTCAGCGGCGACGTTCTTGCGGAAGGCTTCGGGTGACTTTGATTTGACAAGTGGCATTATGACCCCATCCAAGAAGTTGCAACCACGCTTCGATCTGAATACATGCGGCGCTGCGTGGGTTCACGCGCCTCACGGTGGGCCACGGGGAAGGCAAACGTAACGCAAATCGCATCTGCTGCGTCAGGCGAGGCCAGCCCCCGGGCTTTCATGTCCTTTTTCGACTCTAAGAAGATTGTACCCTTAGAGTCGGGCTTCATCATAGGCGAAATTAGATCAGTTTTAAGGAATCTGTCAAGCGGAATCGACGCCCCTTTGAGCCAATCTTTCATCGCGCCCCACATTTCGGCTCGTTTGTTCCCATACATAATAGGATTCTTAGACTTACTGCCAAAATTGATGCCCTTGACCTTGTAGCGTTGCTCTTTTAAACGGTCAACAATCCCTGCCCCTAGCCCGCCTTCGTCAATCACAACCAGCGTGGGCTTGTATTCTTCTATCACGTCGATCACATGACCAACCACCGTCATGGTGTCGTCGCCTCGGTGGCGCCGGATGGAAATAATATCCCGACCTTGGCGCACGGCAATCACTGTCGCGTCAGCGCCGAAGCGTGCGGGGTCAACGCCGATGACTATGGGTGCGCTGGCGTCCTTATACGCAGGGCGCTTCATCGCGTCGTCTACTAATAGGGCTGATATGAACTGATCGTCGCCTTCACTGGGAAACTGACCGTAGACCTCGACGTGCGCTTGCGCTGAGTCTGCGCCGTACTCGTCAATGATCTGCTGGTACACCTGCTTGTCTGTGCCTTCGACCGTGCGGGCGTCTACCACCTTGGTTGTCCAGAACTCGCGTTTGCTGTTAAAGCACTCGTAAAAGTACCCTGTGTTGCGCCGTGGGTTGCTGAACGCCATCCAGAACCTGTTAGGCGTGTTCTCTGTAAAAAATCCACTTGTGACCGCCCAGATGCTGTCGTCAATACCTGACGCTTCGTCAAACACAACCAACACACCGTCGAAGTTGTGTACGCCAGCGTAAGCGTCGGGATTCTCTGCTGACCATAAGCGCCCTTCGACGCCCCAGTAGCGCGTACCCTTCTTGAGATCACGCTCGACTAATTCGGTGAGCCACTTAGCCGGCATCAGTCTGGTGGCCGAGACTTCAAACCAATGGCTGTTAAGTGACATGGCCAGCCACTTGGTTATTTCGGCCCAAGTGACTGATCTAAGCTGTGACTCACTGTTAGCCGAGATGATGGTCGTGGAACCTATGCGGGTGGACAACATCCAGATCGTAATCCATGAGACTAACGCCGACTTACCAATACCGCGTCCGGAGGAGACAGCGCTTCTCAGGGTGTTGAAGTCTAGCTGGCCTTGGTTGTTTTTTATGTGTACTGCTATATCTTGCAGGATCTCACGCTGCCATTTGCGTGGGCCTTGGAAGTGTTCCAATGGCGTGCCTGCCTGACCCCAAGGAAACGTAAACATTACAAACGCCAGTGGGTTGTCCTTGATCGCTGGCGCCCATAGGCGTGCCATCAACTCCTGTTCGTCTTCAGCGCTGTATATGGTCGATTGCATGGACTGGTGTTTCTATGATGTTAGCGTCCTCTACCGTGATGGCCCGCTTAGTTGCCTCGGCCAATGCGCCTGTGATGGATATGCGCTGATCCACCTCGACAGATATGGCCTGCTTGGCCACCCAGCCGTGTTGGTGCTTTAAGACTTCAAGCGCCATCTTAGCGTCGCCTTCTAACGCCGCATTGCGCAGAATGTTGGCCATTTCAATCTCACCGTCGGCTTTGCCTTTTTGCGCAGCCATCTCGACGACGGGGTCAAGTTGCGTGAGTTGTCGGTATTCTGTGGGGAGCATGCCGGCGGCCAAGGCAAGCGTGTCGCCTTTGAGGCCCAGCTTGGCGGCGTCGTACACCGCCTTCAAGCGCGACTCTGTCGCTTGCACCTTGCGCGGTGTGAATGGAATCGAATGGAACATGTGTTCTCCATGCTGTTGCACGTGTGCGGATTGTAGCAATAAAAAAATTTTAAAAACAGTAGGCCATTTTGCTGGTGGCTAGAAAAAAAATTGTTCGTAGCCCGTACGTTTTTGTTGGCCCTTTGCCGCCGGCCCTGCCTACCCCTACTGGCTGTAGGGTCTTTTCCATAGTGCCGGCCGGCCGCGCGGTTATTGGGTCATTTGGGTCATTTGGGTCATGGTTTTAAATTGCAAGCTGGCGCCGGTGGCCATTGTCATTTGGGTCATTTGGGTCATTGTTTTTTTGTTGACCCAAATGACCCAAAAGGCGCGGATCTGGCGCCCAGGCAAATAACCGGCTTTGGGTCATTTGGGTCATTTTGTCATCGAATAAAAATTGGTGGCCGGAGACGTGTCAA